AGCACGGTCCCGACCAGAACTGCACCGCCCGGCGTGGTGCCGATCGCAGCAACGGCGGAATGCCGCGGCATGAACGGAGTCTGATCGCACAGGACGGACACCGCGGCCGTGCCGGCATGGACGCCGTTTCCGGACGACCCGTCGAGCGTTGCGCTGGTGGCCCCCACAGACGATACTGTCCACTGGCCGTTGGCTGCCGTGTTGCCGGTGATGCCGGAGATGGATATTCGGTCCCCGTTTTTGAGTCCATGGTTTGCGCCAAGGGTGGCGACGATCGGTGTGGCGTTCGTGGTTGAACTGCACGTAATGCCGTTTGCTGCTGCTGCTACTGCCCCAATTCCGCGGGTTTTCATCTTTACTCTCCACGACAGAGATAGCCCCTGTCAGGCCGCAGGAAGGCGTCGATCCTGCTGCGACGCCGGGTCAATGCCCGCCCGGCTGGGTTAGCGAATCCTACGCTGCGCTGTTACCTCGGTCAATGACGCCGGGCCCCGCCAGAGCGGCGGTAATTTTCCGCGCGAGAAACTGCGCGAGTTGCTGGGTGGTCATCCTGCGCACCATGCAGACAGTCAGCGCGAAGGTCATCGGCGGCACCGCTACCCATCCGCCGGCATCGTCGTTTACCTCCACATTGATGCTGAACTGTATGGTCGTCACCTCGTCGGCCGAGTTGCGGTCGGTCATGTTGTCGACTTCGATGGAGCGCTTTATGTCAATGGCCATCTCGCAGGCCGTCGGAACGATCCCCCCTACCATTTCCATGGCTTGCCACCGATGATGTGCTCGATCATGGCCAATAACTTCGAGCGCTGTTTTTGCGCAGGCGGCGGAGTCTCGGTAACACCTGCCTTGCGGCCGCCAACGTCACTTTGCAGGCCGGCCTCTACAGCAGACATCACGCGCAAGTTGCGGGTGTCGAACTCATCACGCAACAGTTCGATGGTCGACCTCAGTCCGGCGTTCGCCTGCGCCTGTGCCCCGGCCTCGCTGGCGGAGAACACCAACATGCACTCGCCGGCGAACATCGCCCCGGCAATCTTTTTGCCGTTGAGCACGCCGTCGATACTGAAAAAATACGCGTGCAATTCTGGGAACGACGCCTCCATGCGAGCCCTCGGCGAGACCAGCCCTGACAACTGGTCGGCGTTCAGGATCATGCGCCTGCTCGCCAATTCAGCATTCAGCGCCGCAGCGTGAATCTGGGCCTGATCCACCTTTGCATCTGCTGTGTCGTGTTTCGCCCCGTTAACGATGATGGTTCCGGACATGTGTTCACTCCATGATGTAAGTTGACGATCGACCAACCACTTGCTTGCGCTCCGCCTCCCACGGATAGGTATGCGGGTGCTTCGTCCGTGAGACCGGAGCGCGCGGCTGGCGGTAGATGGGCAGTGGGCGAGACATCAGCGCGTAGCGTATCTCGTCGACAGCGTGGTCCTCGCTATCGGTGTCGAGATCCTCTGGCTTTAACTCGTCGTGCTGCACGCTTTCAATGGTGCGTATCGCGTGCGGCTGGTTGTCCATCAGGAAAAACGACGGCTCGACATCCTCCACGTCAGGACCGACCAGCCTGTAGCGGAACTGGTCCCACCCCGGTTCCCGCCTCTTGTCGGCGCGCCGCAGGTCGAGCGCGCGCCCGTTGACCTTCACCTTCTGCGCGCGCTCTGCGAGGCTGGGTCCGCCATCCTCGGTGAACATTGACGTGTCCACCACCGTGTATTTCATCCGGGACGCCTCGTCGCCCGGGGTGGCCTTCAGAACCTCTGCCGCCCACTTCTCCACCGGCCACTTGAGACCGACGTTATCCTGCTTCGCTTTCAGCCCGTAAAACTCCCTGTAGCGCACGATCGCGCCGCGCCTGACCATGATCGATGCGCCGTCGCTGCCGGTCGCCTGCCAGTCGTCGTCTGCTATGCCATACCAGCCAGTAGAAAACGGTTTGGCCGATCCCCAGTCCGACGCGCGGAACAACTTGGTGAATATTTTCGTCGGCAGCGACGCGGCCTTGAGCACATGTGTCGTGCGGTGGAATTCGGTGAAGAACCCGCCGGCCACGATGTTCCAGTCGCCATCCTCCATCGCGCGCACCAGCGCCGGATCGCCCAGTCCACGCATGCGCTGTCGATAATCCGGGTCATCGTCGAACATCGATGGGTTGTCCTCGAGGCGGGCCGGCACATAGACACGCACCATTCCGCCCTCATCGTCCGGTGTCTTCCACGGCACGGTCGGGGACGGTACGTCCAGAAAAGACCGCTTGACGAAGTGATGCCCGATATTGCCCGGATTGCTGCTGCAGACGACACGCGGAAACAAGTCGAATTCGTTGATCTCCCCGTCGGGGCCGTAATACCCCTTCAGGTATTTTGTCGGCACCCTGTTCTCACTCTTGAGGCCGACCATGCGCACCCTGAACCTCAGGTATCTGTAGATTCGCTCGGTGAACGTCGTCAACTCATCGATCATGAGAACATGGATCTCGGCCCCGTGGTATTTGTAGCGGTGATTTTCATCCTTGCAGTGGCACAGGTAGATGCGGCTCCCGTTGGCGAAGCGTATTTCGTCCTCGACGATCTGCACTGCTCCAGTCAAGACCATAGGGGCGAGCATGTTGCGAAACCCCTTCGGGCCCTCCATGTGATTTTTGACCAAGTCTTCCATGACCCGCCTGAACAGGTATACCTGCAGCCCAGCGATCTCAACGCACCAGATCACCGCGGCCATGCGCAGCCAGTGCGACTTGCCCCCGCCGGCAGCGCCACCGTAGAGTATCTCGGTCGCATGCAGATGGTGCGCGATCGTCTGCCTCTCGTGAAAAGACAGGTCGATGTCCATGGCTACAGCAGAGTGGCCGCCACCACCCACAACGCGATGGCGATGGTGAATATGACGTTAGCAGGCATGAGTTCTCGCGTCGTCATGCCGGCCGCCGTCACATGACACAACACGCCGCGAGGCGTTCGCGGAGCGCATAGCCTTCGAGCGCCCAAATCTTGTCACGGGCGTTGCTCCGGGCTATCTTCTTGCCGATCTCAACATCGAAGTTCTCCGGGCTTGCCGCCGCGCTTTCGCCAGTCACGGTGAAACCGTTGCGCAGTTTCAGGCAGCACACCGTCAGCGTCGTTCCCGGGAAGACGTGGTAGTCCTCTCCGGTAATCACGGCGTCGATCTTCTCTGGCGAGAGGCGCGGCGCGTTGAGGCCCTTGGCTTGAATTTCGGCTTCGATTGCTTGTTCGTCTTTGCTCATGTGTCGGTTCCTTTGTGTCGCCGGGCTTCGTAGCGGGTAGCCGGCTCACCCGTCGTGCATGCGCTACCTGAACTTGGCGAGCCGGGGGCCGCTCAGGAAGAAACAGCGGAGACTCCAGCCGCCCGACAGCGGGACGGAGAAGCGCCCAAGGTCCCACCCTAGTTGCACGTATAGGCACCGGCCGGGCCACAGCTTCTTGACCAGCCGGAAGTGCCACAATCCGTTGACCCTGATGAAATACCACCCCGCAATGCCATGCGATCCATCACTGACAAATCGGTCGCCGAACACCGCAACGTAAACGCGGTCCGGTAGTTCTCGAGCGAAAAGCCCGTAGACCGGATTGCGCCACAGCCACTTGACCGCATTCCAGTAAAAGCTCTTGCCGTCGTGCGCGATTTGAAACGTGGCATCCCCGGCCAGAGAATTGTCGGGCGTCTGGAACATCGACAACCACGTCGGCAGTCGCGGCCCTACTCCCACCTTGCTGCCATTGTTCAGTTCTCCCATTGTGTCTCGCGCGAACAGCGGCAACACCAGCGCCAAGGGATATGAGAGCAGAAACATCGCCAGCCACACCACCCAAAGAAACGGATAAGACACCATGTTCAGCACCATTGCCACGTTGTGTTTTGCGTTTGCGATCATTCGATTCTCCTGAATTTTCCGTCTACAGTGAAATACTCTTTTATCCCGCAGCGCTGACACTGGCGCTCGTAGCGCAAAACGATGATGCCGCGGGCGGTAGTTACCAGCCGGCACACTTCGTCCTGCAGAGCCGGCAGCCGGTCGTCAATGAAACCGATCACCACGTAGGTGCCTGTGTCCATCGGGTGCCACAACACGCACCGCGTGATCGCCGACACCGGCAACACCAGCAAGGTGACGACGACGCATATCACCAACACGCTCATGCCGAATAGCGCGATAACGTCCGCCATCGCAATGTCCGCGCCCATCATCTCACCCGTCTGATGCGCGACTCAATGAGAGGCAAAGCGACACCGCCGCCGGGCGATCCGTAGGTGATCCCGCCCTCTGATGCGAACGTCATGGTCGCGTCACCGAACAACTCTACGCATTGATCGAAAAACGCGGAGCACTTTGGCATTGACGCGCGGCGCGCCATGCGTTTGTCATAAATCTCCGCCCTCCTTCTTTCGAGCGCGCTTGTCTTGGATGACTGGTTGCTGTCCTGCTCGGTCGGCATTTTCAGGTCCCTTCGTGTAGTGAACATTGATCACCGTCGGCGACGGGTCCACAGGCTTGCCATCCTTGCCAAGAGCCTGTGTTCGCTCGACGGCCAGCCCAGTGAACTTCGCCAGTCTATCCATTATCGACAGTCGCGACGCTAGTTTTAATTTTTTTGTGCGGATCATGAGCGCGCCATCACCCTCACCAACCATGTGCTCCTCTGTCTCTATCCCTTCGATCAGTTTCCGCTCGGGCTCCTCGAGTGTTTTGGGATCAACCACGTTGCCATCTGCGTCGTAGAAGTTCGACACGTCAGCGGAAAGCATGTCTCGCAGTTCGGCGACAATCTGGTTGTGCAGGTCGAAGTGCAAGGTCCCGAGTTGCTTGACCG